TTAAGTCGCTTTGCTGATGTCAAGCCAATAAGTATTACCTGGAATTCCGTAGAGGGTATACGTGGCATCTCCGACAGTTGTGGAAATGCCCTCATTAGATGCGTTTGGGAGACTGTCCTCAAACCAGGCGGTCAAAGTTTCTTCGTCGGCTGTATCATAGGGCAAAATGGAAATTGCGTAAAAGTACAAATCTGCAGATTGGTTTAGTTTTTGTGCGGAGGTAGAAACAGCCCCAGAAATGCCGAATGACGCACCGATAATCTCTCCATCTTCATCTATCGAAATAGAGTAGTCATATGTCACATCATCATTATTGGATCCAGAACTGGAGCAAGAGGCGTAACAATACGCAGCAGCTTCATCAGTCTTTATATTTTCGTTTGTCCATGGAACGCCAAATGATGACTCAAGTAATAGTCTAATGGTAGTTGCGCTCATTCCTGGAATACCTCTGTCGTCAAGCGGTTGCGATGCTGACGGAGATACGAGGCCTTGGGTAGGTGTGGGTGTGGTTGGTTCGGTAGATTGGTTTGCAGATGATTCACATGAGCAGAGCAGCAAGAGCAGGGTCGTGAGTAAGGTCAAAATTGTTCTCTTCATCGCAATCCCTTCTTCAGTCGTGTCTAATAGACACAGATTTATGCTCCGGCCTTCCTGTGGTAGTATTCTATCGCGCCCCGCATGAAAGGCTCGGTAACATCAAAATACTCGGCCAGCTCCCACGGCTCACGATATCCGTGGAGAACAGCCCGCATCAGCTCGTCCTCAGGGACGAGCTTTTGATATGCCCATTGATTGGCCCGGTTCTCATGCTTCTGCCGGACATCCAAAGCGGCATCTTCATTGTAAAAGCTGCCGGTCGAACAGTGGCCAAGCTCATGCCCAAGCTTGACTTTTTCCTCCGCCAGCGTGCTCAAGTACCAAGGATCCATAGCGATATAGCAATCTCCATCCGGGGCAACCATGGAGAGAGACTCGGCGCTCTCCATCGTAAACCAGTAAACCCAGATCCCATGCTGCCCGGCATAGTCGTAGAGATCGATGATATCATTCATCCCGTCTTTTCTCCTGCTTTTTTCTCTGGGCCACAAAAGCGGCAAAGTTCTTTACGTCGGCCCACATGGCATCCATATCTTCTGCGGAGAGGTCTCTGTCTCCGCCCCAGAAGGCGGCTTTGATATCATCCTCGGTGGCTGATGCATTAGCCCTTGAATCCAATTTACCTCCTAAGAGGTAATCAATGGAGACGTCAAAATATTCTGCTATCCGTTTAAGCGTATCGAAGTCAGGCTCGTACTTGCCGGTCTCATACCCTGAGAGTGCGGCCTGACTGACTGATACAGCTTTGGCCAAATCAACCTGTTTTATATTGCGTTCTAGCCGAAGCACCTTAATACGGTTCATAATATCAACCACCTTGATAGCATCATAGCGTATCAGCATACTGCTGAAAAGAGTATTTCAAGAAAATCAATAAAAATGCTTGACATATAAAGATGCTTGATATAATATAAAACTGTAATATCAAGATTCTTGAAATAAGAGAGGTGAATAAAATGAAAGGGCTTAAATCAATTCGAACCAAAAATGAATTGACACAAACGGAGCTGGCCAAACAACTGGGAGTTACCCAATCGACCGTAGCTATGTGGGAATCTGGGACTGTAATGCCAACGGGGGCAATGATCCCTCAGATTGCTGACGTATTGGGCTGCACGATTGATGCCCTCTATGGCCGGGAACCACCCGGACCCCAGGCCGATCAGGCCGCGAGCTGAAAGGAGAAAGCACCGATGAACGTCTATTCCGTATCAATCAAAGTAGATGATAAAGAGCTAAAGGAAATTCTGGAAGAGCTGACCAAGGCACAGGAAACCATATATCAGTGTTACAGCAGATTAAACAACCTCGGGATGATTGAGTTTTGTAAAAAGGAGGCCGCCAGCAGTAACTGACGGCGCCTATGCTATTTTTTCTCAAGTTCATCAACAAATGCACTGAGTACGGCTTTGATACTATCTCGCAGCTTATTTATATCACCGATACTCGCAGGATTGCTGGCGCTCCATGAATGAGGCATGGAGTCAATTTCAAATACCCGGATTGCTTTGCGCAGTCCATCAATGTCAATCATGAAACCACCTCCTTTCTCCGCCCACATCTTACCACAGGGCGGGGCGGGAGGCAACCAGGCCGATCTGGCCGCGAGCTGAAAGGAGGCGGGCTTACGGAAAATCTCATTACCTGTCCGATAGAACGCACTTTTAAGAGGAAGGGGGCGTAAATCTTGAACCGCAGAATACACCCAAAGCCACCCGCCCCGACGGATGAAGAAATTCTGTCCTATGATAACGTACCCCTGGCCGTGGCGGCCAGATACATCGGCTGGACGGAGATGGCGCTCCGCCTGGCATTGCGGGAGCAGAGGGCCCCCTTCGGGATGTCCGTTGAAGGGGAGTCCAGGTACACATTTAATATCAGCCCGGGCGGACTGGTCCGGTACAAAAGAGAGGGCGGGCTACTGATCCCGTTCGAGGCAATCTGCGAGGCAGTAAAGGAGGCGATGCGCGCATGACCCGCATCCGGGACAGCCTGCTGCTTGGGGGCATGGTCCTGCTTTGCCTGGGCCTGCCGCAGTGGGTGGAGTATTTCTTATCATGATCTGGAGGAGAACCTTATGTTTATGCCGAGCACTACGGAACAGAACAACATCAAGAAATGGCTGGAGCGACAGGTCCCGCCCCAGAGCCTGCGGCAGGTGGATACGCTGACCTGCAATGCAGTCCGCATTACGTACCGGGACGGCAAGACGGCCCTGATCATCTGTCAGCAAGACGGCACCATTACGCTGATGGACGACGTGGAAGCCTGTTGACTACCATCATTATACCCGCCGGGAGGAACAATTACCATGTACGACAACTACCGGAATATCTATCAAGCTGCGCGCAAGACTGCCGGTTTGACCCAGGAAAGAGCAGCCGAGGCCCTTGGCATCTGCGTTGAGAGTATCCGAGCCTATGAGCAGGGGCAGCGGGTCCCATCCGATGAAGTCGTGTCCAGGATGGTGGACCTCTATGATAACCGCTTCCTGGCCGTACAGCACCTGCGGGCCAACGCGGAGCTGGCCCGGCGCATCATCCCAGAGATGGCGGAGATGCCCCTGTCAGAGGCAATCATGCAGCTTCTCAGTCAGATCTATGCCTTTGCCGATAAGCATAGGGACAAGGATCTCCTATCCATTGGGGCCGACGGACGAATCGACAATGAGGAGAGGCCCCTATACGATAAGATTCTCTCCGAGGTGGAGGGACTGGGGAAGGCCGCCATGGCCCTGCGCTATGCGCAGGAGCACGCATAGGACAAACCAACTCAAACATTGGAAATTTGGAGGACGAGCCCATGAGCATAAAAAAAGTGGGCCCACGCGCCGACTGGCATCGACGCACAGGCCCTTGGTTCTGCTCTAAAAACCAGGTTCATTTTATCAGATTGAAAAGCGTTTTGCAAGGGGGTGGCAGCGGTGTCTTTTGAGACGACTTTAGCGGAGCTTGTCGCCAAAAGGGAGACCCGAGAAGCCCGAAGAGCCGAAGACTGGGCAAAGGCGCTGGACAAGCTGTCCGTCACCTTTGAGGCCGGCCACGGCGGAGGATACCCGGACTGCCTGAAAGGAAAAAAGCCGATGGAACGGCTGTCGCACCTGCGGAGCATCGGATTTCGGGTGTGGAAGCAGTTTGACCAGCCGGCCGACCCGGTCATGGGCCCGGAGGTCGATCAGCTCTGGGCTGTCTTGTCCGGCGGAATCGCGGTCTGCCTGACGGACGGATTTGTATGTCAACACGGGAAGGGGTGAAGCGAAGATGGAAGAGCGACCGGCCTACTGGGCTGTAATCCCCTCCTTCGTCCGCTACGACCCGGACCTGCCACCTAACGCCAAGCTGCTTTACGGAGAGGTTACCGCTCTCTCGGGCAAGCGGGGGTACTGCTACGCCCAAAACGGCTACTTTGCGGAGCTGTTCAGCCTGTCCGAACGGAGTATCAGCCGGCTTTTTGCGGTGCTGGTGGAGCGGGGTTACCTGCGGGTGGACGTGATCCGGGACGAGAGTACTCAGGAGGTCCTGGAACGCCGGATTTGCGCCGTCTACGACCAAGGCACACCGAACCACCCTCACGACAATTTTGTCGGGACCCCTCCTGACAATTTTGTCGAGACCCCTCCCGACAAAAATGTCGGGGAGAATAATACAAGTATAGAATATATACCCCCTATAGTCCCCCAAGGGGGACAGCTCCGAAAGCCAAAGGAACCGAAGAAGCTGAGAGCGCCCAAGAGCATCCCCACCTGGAAGCCGGAACGGTTCGAGGCATTTTGGAAGTTCTACCCCCGGCATGAGGACCGGGTGTCTGCTGTCCGGGAGTGGGACAGGCTCAAGCCGGAGGATGAGCTAATCGACGCCATCGCCCGGGCCCTCAAGTGGCAGGTCAGGGCCGAGGACTGGCCGGCGCCCTACGCCTGCCGGTACCTCCGAAACCAGCGGTGGCTGGACGAGCCCACCCCCAAGAGCAGCAAGGCAGCGCCCGTCAAGACCCAGGCCCAGCAGCTCACCGGCTGGCACACCGAGGTCATCGACGGGGAGGAGGTGATGGTCCCGGATGGATGAGCACACCTACGAGGCCCTGGCCGAGCAGAGTGTCCTGGGGTCCATCCTGGTAGATCCCCGCTGTCTCCCCGAGGTGGAGCGCTCTCTCAAGCCGGAGGACTTCCGCCTGGAGGCTGACTGTGCCCTCTACCGGGCCGCCCTGGCCCTGGAGCGGGAGGGCAGCGCACTGGACCCGCTCCTGATTCTGGACCGGGCCCGGAAGCTGGGGAGCCAGGTCTCCGCCCGGTACGCTATGGAGCTCATGGAGATTACCCCCACCGCTGCCAACGTGGGGGAATACATTAGGCTGGTCCGGGAGGACCGACTGCGGGATGGTCTGCTGGAGACGGCGGAGACCATCCGGGCAGGTGTGGCGTCCCGGGAGGACCCGGCCGCCCTCCTCTCCGCCGCAGGACAGCGGCTGGACGCCCTGGCCGCTCAGGGCAGCACCGGCAAGCTGGTCAGCCCAAACGACGGCATCATGGCCTACTACAGGCAGCGGGAGTCCGTGGAAGAAGGAGACGCCAAAGGCTATGTCTGCACGGGCTACATGGCCCTAGATGAGCTCCTGGGCGGCGGGATGCTCAACTCCGGCCTCTACCTGCTGGCTGCCCGGCCCGGCATGGGCAAGACCACCCTGGCCCTCAATATCGCCGACCGGGTGGCCCAGGTGGACCCGGTGCTCTTCGTCTCTCTGGAGATGGACACGGAGCAGCTCTCCGCCAAGCGCCTCTCCCGGGAGACCGGTGTCCCCTCCCAAAAGCTCCTCATGCAGGCCCTCACCCAAGACGAGGAGGACCGGGTGGCCGCGGCCGCCCGGAAGCTGGCGGGGCTGGCATTCTGGTCCAACGATACCCCAACAGTGACGGTGGACGACATCGGGGTCCTGGCCCGGAGCATCGGCGGGCTGCGGCTCATCGTAGTGGACTATTTTGGCAAGATCCTGCCGCCGCCGGAGGCCCGGCGGGCCGGGAGGTACGAGTACACCACGGAGATCTCCGGCGCCCTCAAAAACCTGGCAAGGACCCTGCATCTGCCCATTTTGGTCCTATGCCAGCTCAACCGGGAGGTGGAGGCCCGGCAGGACAAGCGGCCTAAGCTCTCCGACCTCCGGGATACCGGCGCTCTGGAGCAAGACGCCGACGGAGTGATCTTCCTCTACCGGGAGGACTACTACGCGGAGCGAGACAGCGTGGACCCCACCGTTCCCTCCCTCCTGGAGGTGGACCTGGCCAAGAACCGACACGGCGCCGTGGGCGGCTGCAAGCTGGCCTTTTCCATGGCCTCCAGTAAGATCGCCGGTATGTCCTACCGGCGGAAAATAAAGGAGGAGATTCCGGAGCAGTTCACGATACAGACGACCGGGCAGGACGAAGAGGACCCATTCAAGGAGGGAAACTGATTGCAGATCGGGGATAGAGTGCGCTTTAAGCCATCGGTTTTTGCCGAGGAAGCGTCCGTTGCCGTAGAGCGTCAAAATCCGAAGGTCCCCACAGTAGAGGGTACCGTTTGGTACATACATCCAGAGCGACGCTTTTACATCGTAGAGTACAAGGTAAATGGGCACACCTTGAGGCAAACTTTATATTTTAACCAACGCTGAAAGGAGTTTGACCATGGGAAAGACTATGGGAAAAACGAATGATCTCTGTCCTCTCCAGGCCGAGTGTGAGAAGAAGTGCACCTATGTCGGCCGGGAGCTGGAGTGCCCTTATTATTACAACAACGCCCGGCCGGGCGCTGAGATCGACGACCAGGAGAAGTTGCGCAGAGCCCGGTGGAGAGAGGCCGAGGAGGCGGAGCTGGCCGCTATGTCGGGCTACAAACCTGAGCCTGGCGAGCGGACCATCGAAACCGTCACCGGGGAGATCCTAGACCTCAAGCGGACTGCCGGGGAGGCCATCTTGGACATCGGCGCCCGGCTCATAGAGGCCAAAGGGATGCTTTCCCATGGGGAGTGGCTGCCCTGGCTCACCGAGCAGGTTGAGTTTTCGGAGCGGACTGCCCAGAACTTTATGCGTCTTGCCAGAGAGTGGTCAAATCCGCAGACGCTTGCGGATTTGGGAGCCTCCAAAGCCTTGGCGCTCTTGGCCTTGCCGGCGGAGGAGCGGGAACGGTTTCTGACCGAGACCCACGAGGTGGACGGCAAGGAAAAGCCTGTTATCGACATGTCCGCCCGGCAACTGGAGCAGGCCATCAAGGAGCGGGACGAGGCCCGGAAAGCCGCCGAGGCCGCCAGGGCCGACGCCGCCGCTGCGGAGCAGGCCCGGGCGAAGATGGAGGCCGACATGAAGCTGGTCAACGCCACGCTGGAGTCGGCCCGTGCGGAGAAGGAACAGGCGGATCGGGAGGCTGCCCGCCTGGAGCAGGAGCTGACTGAGCTGAAGAACCGGCCGGTGGACGTGGCGGTGGAGACTGTGGTGGACCAGGAATCCATCGAGCAGGGCAGGGCAGAGGCCATGGCCGAGATGCAGGCAAAGCTGGACAAGGCCAAGGAGGCGAAGGCCAAGGCCGACGAAAAGCGCAAGGCCGCCGAGGCTGCTCTGGAGCAGGCCCAGGTCCAGCTCAAGGACTCCGAGCAGGCCCGGAAAAACGCGGTGCTCACCTCGGATGAGGACATTGCCATGTTCAAGGCATTCTTTCAACAGACTCAGGAGAACGCCAACAAGATGAGGGGCATCCTGCTCAAGCTACGGGGCCGGACTGACCATACCGCCGCCCAAGGGGCGGAGAAGGCGCTGAGGGCCCTGGCCGAGGCCATCGGGAGGTGTGCGGAATGATCCAGGAGGCGATCCGGAAGCTGAAAGAGCAGCAGAGCAAGGTAAAGGAGCGCTCCCCTCAGTGGATGGTGGCGGAGCAGCTCATGGACCTGTGCCGGGCGGAGCCGGCGTGTGCCGAGCTCCTGGCCCAGGACCTGGAGGTGGAGGCCATGTCCATCGTGGAGGCGGAGAAGAAGATCAAGGCCTTCGCGGACAGCCACAAGAGCGGGGGCTTTGCCTGTGTCACCCCGGCGGAGTCCGACCGCATCCTACGGGAGTTCTACGGACTGCCCCAGCGGCAGGAGTCCGGCTCTACCGGCCTCCTCGGGCTGGATCTGGCCGACTTCTGGGGGTGAGGACATGGAGGATGTGCGTAAACTGGTGTCCCGCCAGCCGCCGGAGGGCTTTCTCACCTGGGCCTCGGCAATCCTTCAGGATGAGCTGGACACCCACGGTTTCATCTATGAGCTGGAGTGGGTGGAGGACTACGGCCTGGACGTGATGCTGGACGAGTGGGCCAGACCCCGGAAGCGGAAGATGGTCCGCGTGCAGTGCTCCTGTTGCGGCTATCTGGATCTGTACCACTACGGCCGGGGACAAAAGGGCTATGGATTTATCCTGCCGGAGAGCTTTACCGAGGTAGAGGGCGGGATGGTGTACGAGGATGGGGAAGAGATCCTCTGCCCCAACTGCGGCGTTCAGGTCCAGATCCGCCGGAAGGCGGACCTGCGGCGGAAGGGCTATTTTGTCTCCGCCGAGGGACGGGCTATGAGCGCCGCCGTGGTGGGCCCCGATCACCTGCTGGCCCTGACGGGCTGGGTGATCCAGAGAAAGGTGTCCTTCGGAGGTGGGGAGCACCTGGATGCCATCCCGGCGGAGTCCTATGTGTTCTCCGCTTCGGACTGCACCCAGCTCAAGGGCTGGAGCAACGCCTACAGCGGCCATGCCGGTTATTTCATCCAGTACAACCGGGAGTGGCGGCAGCCCCGGGATTGGATGGAGCAGTGGGGGGAGGAGGACAACATCTTCGGCCTCACCGATGAGCTGGTGGCGGAGAGCTGCCTGCCCCACTGCAAGCTGGACGTCTATATGGAGGACCGGCCCGGAGCGTTCCACTTCCCGGTGGCCTGGCTGCGGCTCTATCAGGCCCACCCCAATGTGGAGGCGGCGCTGGTCCACGGTCTGCCACAAGTGCTGGACGATCTCATTTACAGCCAGGTCCGGGCAGCCAAGTGGGACAAGAACACGAAGGGCAGGCTGGATATCCCTGAGCTGGACTGGAGCCAGACCAGGCCCGCCAAAATGCTGCACCTGAACCGGGAAGAGCTGCGCCTGGCCCGGGAGCAGGACTGGAACCAGCTCTTTTGGGACCTGTTTCGATACAGCAAGGCGGCGGGGGAGCTCCTGACCGGGGAAGACATCGTCAACGCCTTCTACCTGGGCGACGAGCATGTGGGACAACTGGTGGGCCGCGGCCCAGTGGCCAAGAGCATCCGGTACCTGCTTCAGCAGTGCGGGCAGTGGGAGGCCAACTACGTCCCGGAGCCGGAGGACGAGGACCCGCCGGCGTATGCCCAGGTACCGGATGTGCAGATCCTCACAGATTACTGGGACATGGCGGAGCGGCTGGGCTGGGACCTGAGCAATGAGCGAGTGCACTACCCACATGATCTGTTCGCCGCCCACGACGAGGCCACCGCCCAGATGTCCCAACTGGAGGAGAAGGGGCTGGCGTCCAAGTTTCGGGTACGTCGGATGGTGCTGCGCAAGTACGCCTTCGCGGCGGACGGCCTGCTGATCCGGCCAGCGGCCAGCCAGCAGGAGCTGACCGATGAGGGCAACGCCCTCCACCACTGCGTCAGCACCTATGGGAAGAAGCACGCCAACGGGAAAACGGCCATTTTCTTCATCCGGAGGAAGAACATGCCCCGGAAGTCCTTCTACACCCTGGAGCTGGATGAACGGAAGCTGACAGTACAGCAGAACCGGGGGATGCGGAACTGCCCACGAACCCCGGAGGTGCGGGCCTTTGAGGACCTGTGGCTGAGCTGGGTCAGGGCCGGTGCGCCCAGAGACAGCGCTGGGAAGCCGATATGCAGAAAGGCTGTCCAGCCCAGTACGGCGTGAGACTGACGAGGCGATGAGGACCAAAAGGAGGCGGAAACGTGAAAAGGATACCCGTATGCAGGCAGTGCGAGCACATGGAGTTGACCGGCAGAGCGCGAATTACTGGCAACAGCCGCCCGGAAGGGCCGCGCGGAGACTGTATGTGTAAGCACCCCACGGCTGTGGAGACTTTCTCGCGAGTTTGCCCGCACAGCCCCAGGATGGCGGCCTTTATTGGATTCACGAAACCCGGCGAGGAATATCCGAACATCAAGACATCGCCGCGCTGGTGCCCCCTGCGCGAGAATGGAGAAGCCTAAAGGAGGGTTGAACATGGATAGGTTGACTGTAAGACGATCAGATGGACGGGTTGCCATTGCGAATAAAGACGGTGCTACACCGACAGAGCAAGCGTTTAAGATTCCAACGGTAATCAACCGTCTCGCCGCCTACGAGGACACAGGCCTGGAGCCGGAGGAAATCAAAAAAATCAAGCAGGATGTCGAAGATGGCTATATGAAGTCTACCGCTCGATGCTATGGGATCAATGTCTCCCGCCTCCGTGAGCTGGCCCGGGCTGACCGGGAGGGGCGGTGCGGAGGATGAGGCGACGAAAGGAGGCACACGTGAAACCGATCCTGTTTAACACCGAAATGGTGCGGGCGATCTTGGATGGGCGGAAGACCGTCACGCGGAGGGTGGTGATGCCGCAGCCGAAAGCAGCACTGTTCCCTATGCCGGATTCAATGTGCTGGCCTGGATGCTTTGCGAACGCCGAGGAACCCATGGTTTACCGCCCTCCCTATAAGTCCGGCGACATCCTGTATGTGCGGGAGACCTGGGCGGAAATGCCCTACGGATTTGTGTACCGAGTAGATGGAGAGGAACCGGATGGTTGGGATTGTGATGACCGCTGGCGTCCATCCATCCACATGCCCAAGGAGGCCGCGCGGATATTCCTGCGGGTCACCGATGTGCGAGTGGAGCGGCTGCAGGAAATCTCTTACACGGAATTGCTTGCTGAAGGAGTTATTCCACTCGGTCATTTGCCTGGCGGCTGCAAGTGTTCCGCATACACTGATGGCTGCATGGATGGCCCGTGTGTTAACAGGGACAATTATGAGTTTTGGCGATATGCTACCCCGTTTATAAAGTTGTGGGATCGCACCGTCAAACCCGCCGACCGGGATACTTCCGGTTGGGATGCAGATCCCTGGGTGTGGGTGATCGAGTTCGAGCGGATCAGCAAGGATGAGGCCCTTGGAGGTGGCGGTAATTGAAGAAATACTCTGAATTGTTGGAATGCTGGGAACAAGAAGCCTATCACGACCATTACGGCGAAGATTGGCTGGCTGAGATTGGTGAGGGCGTGAAGTTTTATGCCGTTACATGCGAAGCGGAGGGAAAGCGGCCGACCTTTGCTGGGCTAATCCGGTACATCAAAAAAAAAGAGATGCTGCTCACCGACGGAGGAGGGACAGGATGACTGAACCGAAATGCTCCAACTGCTTTATGCGCGGGGTGTGTAAGGCGCATAGTGTTTGCGAAGATTGGGACGGGGACTGCCAGATATGCAACTTAGCCGGTGAGCCGGTTTTGCGGGACTACTGCGTGGATTGCGACTAGGAGGAGGATGTGGACGATGGCTGAACTGAATGTATGCATATTTTGCGGGAAGGAGCCGGAGAAACCAAGAGTATACGGATATCAGCTTACCCCCAGGCGCAATACATGTTATTGCATTGACCATTCTTGCGACAACGGTTTACTCGTTAGCGTACATGGATTTTCGCGGGAAGAAGTTGTTGAGAAGTGGAACAAGATTATGTCCGCCGCCGATGTTGCGCCAGTGGCGCGGTGTAAGGACTGCAAAATGAACCCCGTTGAAATGTACATATTTAAGAAAGCCCTGGCCCACTACGGCCCAGAAGCGCAGATCAAGATGCTGTACGAAGAGATGGCGGAGCTGCAGCTTGCCGTCTGTAAGCATGGCCGCGGCGCTGACAATCTCGATAACATCGCCGAAGAGCTCGCGGACGTTGGCATCATGCTCGATCAGATGCGGCTGCTCTTTGACGTTGCCCCGTTATCGGAGGCCAAGCGCGGCGAGAAGGTGGCCCGGCTGGCGGAAAGGATGGATAGAGATGAGGATCGATGAACTAATTTTGAGCCTGCGCCGAGGGATCCACGGGTGCGCGATACTCCGCGAGGTCAAGCAAAGATTGATCGATCTTGAGTGGCGGGACCCTGACGTCGAGATCCCGAGGGACGATAGCTTTATCCTTGCGCTGGTAAGCGGGAAGCCAAAAGCGAATATCACACTGATAAGCGCTGCTTGCATTGCAAGCTATTGCGATAGCGATGGGTGGATCGTTGAAGAATACCCCGAGTGGGAGAATCCCACGGTGGAATGGTGGATGCCGATACCGAAGCCGCCGGAGATGAGCGAATGAAACAAGACCTGTGCGGGGCCTGCCTACCAGGATCGTTTGCGGGGACAGTTCTGACGCGGGACACCCGGCATAGGGCCGGAATAGTAAACAGATTGGCCAACAAAAGATAAAAGGGAGGGCGGGGCATTGCCACGCCTATTCCCATCGAAAGAAAGGGCTGTTATATGGGACATGAAGTAATGATTTTAAAAGTGCCGGGAATGACTAAAGTCTCTTGCGTAGAAGAAATGCGGGATTATGTCCTAGAATGCCTGCAGCTTGGACTGCTCATCATCGGACAGGACGTCTCATGGGAGTTCGTGGACGTCCCTGATCTGGGCGGCGTTACCATTTTTGGCGCCGATGTTGATGCAGTTCAATTCATAAACCGCACGTCCCTAGGTCCAACACAGCCGCAACCAGATCCTCCCGCGGAGTCAGATGCAGACCAGAGCAATTTTACGGGACGGTATGCGGCCGAAAAGCGGGCGGTTTATGATCGGCTGCTGTGCTTTCGCCAAGCGCGGGGTCTTGGGTGTCTGCGTGAACTCGTGGGCGGCGACCTGACAGAGACCATGCTTAGGTCGGCTCTCCTTGGAGAAAAGCTGACAATCGGCGATTGGAGGCTCATCGATCAGGCGTTAGCCCGGGCGGAGGGTTAAAATGGCAAAGCGAATCAAAACAGTCACTGGAGGCCGTCTGTCTGCTGTTGTTTGCTATACCATACCGACTGTCCGAGATGACCCGGAAGAGCGGGCACGCCGAGGCCGAATGTCAAAGGAGGCCCAAGAGCTGATCAACATGCGCAGGTCATGGCAAAAGCTGGAGATGATGCTGGCAGCCAATTTTTGCGCGAGGGATCTGCATGTGGTGCTGACCTATGGCGACCAGCATCTTCCCCCAGACCGGGATGCCGCAAATAAGCTGCTCCGCAAGATGTTGTCCCAACTTCGAAAATACCGGAAGGCACGTGATATGGATACAAAGTACATATACGTCACTGAGCAGCTATCGGCCGAGGGTGGCCGACTCCACCATCATATGGTACTCAATGGCACGGGGAATGATGTGGATATCATCCGATCCCTCTGGCCGTATGGCCAGGTGGAGATAGAGCAGTTAGATGTATGGACGGGGTATGAGGCGTTGGCAAAGTACCTGACTAAAGAGCCAAGGGAAGTCGGGAAAACAGAAAACGGAGCGAGGACCTGGACTCCATCCATCGGCTTGGCAAAGCCAAAAGCGGAAAGCGACAATGTTAAGGACAATGTAACAGTTATGGCCCCACCTGGGGCGATCATTTTGGACCGCAGAGAAAAGCATAACGAGTTTGGCGATTATCTGTATCTCAAATACATCATGCCGGAAAAGAAGGAGCTGAAGAAAGGCCAAAGACCACCGCGCAGGCGGAAAAAGGAATAGCCCTCGCGTCTTTTATCTGTCTGGAAACCATCTGTAACAACCCCAAGGGGAAAAGAGAAAGTCGGTGAAAAGGTTGCAATATCCCTCTGAATCTGATAAACTGACCATAAGGAACGGATGGCTTATGTGCCCTGTCTGCGGAAAGGGCAAGGTCCTGAAGCTCCTGGACCACACCATCGCCCATGATCTTCCGGTGTATTGCCGGAGGTGCGGAAAAGAAAGCATTGTGAATATCGAAGCGCCTGAGCCAGCGTCCCATGAGACCAGCGCCTGAGCCAATGACAACCCGTGATGGGTGTCGTGGCTTGGGCGCTTTTTGTTTGCCTGGAGGTGATAGCCCATGGCCTTAAAGCCGCTCCGGCCATGCAGACATCCTGGTTGCCATATGTTGACCCGAGATGGGTATTGTCCAGCCCATAAGCCCAAGCAGGCACAGCGCCGCGAAAGTGCCGAGTGGCACTGGATGTACTTCACCCCGGAGTGGACCGACATGCTCCGGCCGGGCCAGTTGTTGCTGGAGCCATTCTGCCGCGAGTGTGCCCGGCGCGGCCTGCGGACTCCGGCGACACGGGTGGACCACAAGGACCCACACCGTGGGGACTGGGCGAAATTCACTGACCCGAGTAATTTGCAGAGCCTGTGCGAACGCCATCATAACCAGAAGACGGCTCTGGAAATGGCCGAAAGACAGCGTAAATTGCGCCAAAAGTAAACGCCTCGACCGGGTAAAAGCGGACCAGGCTTAGGCGCATGCGCATGTGCCCGGGTCACGCTCGCGCTTAGTATCTACGACGCCGAAGGCGTCGGATACCCTCACCCCGCCCCGAGAAAGTTTCAACGGGCAGACGCATAACCACAGGCAGCCCTCTGTGCGAGATTTTTTCCCCACGGGAGATTTTTCGGGCTGCGGCCGGGAGACTTTAGCCGGCGATCCGTTTAGCCGGCGATCAGGATAGGAGGCGGCCAAAATGGCCAGAGGAAAGAAAACACCAGCGGTGCGCGTTGCCTGCCGTGGCGACGTGATGAAGCGCGTGGAGGAGATCGTCCCCTACGCCCGTAATGCCAAGATTCACAGCGAGGACCAAATTGCCCGGTTACGGGCCAGCCTGCGGGAGTTCGGCTTCGTCCGTCCACTCCTCATCGACGCCCAGGGTAATCTGCTCGCCGGGCACGGGACCCTGGAGGCCGCCAAGGCTGAGGGCATGACGGAGGTGCCCTGCAATCTGGTGGAGGGGCTCACCGATGCACAGCGCCGGGCCTACATCCTGGCTGACAATAAGCTGGCTGAGCTGGCCGCCTGGGACGAGGCCATGGTCGGTCTGGAACTGGAGGGGCTGGAGGAGCTCGGGTTTGACCTGACGCTCACGGGCTTCACCCCGGAAGACATCCAGATCGATGAGGTTGCGGCACCGGAGGAGACCGCCGAGGACGAGGCGTCTCCAAAGCTCCGCAAACGCTACACCTGCCCGCAGTGCGGGTGTGAGTTCGACGCAAAATAGTATCCGGCGGGGGCCTGGAGGGAGGTAATGTCATGTCCGGAACACGGCAGACACTGGAGGTGCTGGAGGGTAGTGGGAAAAAGCACCTGACCAAAAAAGAAAAGGGCGAGCGGGCAGCCGCCGAGGTCCGGGCCGAGGTCCCGAAGCAGATCCGGCCGCCGGAGTACCTGCCGGAGGCCTTGAAGAAGGAATTTCGGGCCTTGGGCGGCAAGCTGAAGGAGGCCGGGCTCCTGACTGTTCTGGATTACGACACCCTGGCCCGGTACCTGCTGGCCAAGCAGAGTTATCTGGCCGCCACGCAGGAGGTGCTGAAAATCCAGCGGGGACGGACGGAGGCCGGAAAGCGGGTGATCGACATGGAAGCCCTGGACGGGGCGACCCGCGTTCAGGACCGATTCTTCAAGCAATGCCGTGGAGCGGCCAACGACATGGGCCTGACCGTCACCAGCCGGTGCCGCTTGGTGCTGCCGCCGGGCGCGGGTGGAAAGGCGCCGGAGGAGAACCCATTTGAGCGGATGATGCGGGAGCGGATGCACCGTGCCTGAGATGCTTACCCTGGCCCCGGGCGTAGAAGTGCCCGTCCCGGACGACGGAGCGGAGCTGCGCTACAGCTCCGAGGCCGTGCAGGACACGGTGGACTTTTTCAGCCTGCTGTGCTACGGCCAAAACGAGTGGGCAGGCAAGCCCTTTGAGCTTCAGCCCTGGGAGATGGACGCCATCACCCAGTTTTACGGGGTGCAGACCCAGGATGAGGACGGCTCCTGGGTCCGTTACCGCCGTTTCCTTTACGACGAGCTGCCGAAGAAAAATGGAAAGACCGAGTTTGCCGCCGGCCTCGGCCTGAAGCATCTGCTCTGGGACGGGGAGGCCAGACCGCGGGTGGGCGTCTTCTCCTCGGATAAGGAGAACGCCACGCAGGTCTACGAGGCGGCCAAGTACATGGTGGAGCACACCTGCCTGGGCCAGCCGGAGCATGATCCCATCGCCTGGGCGGTGGACTCCCGGAAGGAGATCCATACCAAATACGGCGGCGTCATGAAGATCTACTCCTCCGACGCCGAGACCAAGCATGGATATTCCTTTAGCTGCATCATCATCGACGAGCTGCACGCACAGCCCAACCGGCGGCTGTGGGACGTACTGATTTCCGGCTCCAACGCTGCCCGGCGGCAGCAGGCGGTGATCGTGCTGACCACCGCCGGCGACGACCCGGACCGGACCAGCATCGGCTGGGAGATCCACGAGCAGTGCCGGCGCATCCTGGCCTGGCGCGCCGGCCGGCCCGAGCGGGAGCTGGACGAAGACGACCCTGCCTGGTGCCCCATCATGTACGGATTGTCGGTCCTCACCGGCGACGACCCGGACCGGATCGCTGCGCTGGATATCTACGACGAACAGCTCTGGTACCTGTGCAATCCGGGCCTGGGCCACAACCTGAAGCTCCGGGACTTCCGGGCTGAGGCCCGGGCGGCCCAAAAAAGCGAGGTTAAGGAGCGCCTCTTCCGCTGGCTTCGGCTCAATCAGTGGATCTCTACCAAGGTAGTAGGCTGGGTGCCGCTGACCATCTATGACAAAACACAGTGGAACCGGCCGGAATGGCAGGGACTGTCTGTGCTTGAGCGGCGGACGGCAGTCCGGAAGCGGCTGCGGGGCAAGCGGTGCTTTGGCGGGCTGGACCTGTCCAAGAGCACCGACCTGACGGCCTTCGTGCTGCTCTTCCCGCCCCAGGAGGGCCTGGAGACCTGGGTGGCGCTCTTTTGGGCCTGGGTCCCTCTGGACGACCTGGAGGGGCGGGAGCAGCGGGACGGAGTGCCCTATGGGGATTGGATACGGGCGCAATTTTTGACCGGATGCCCCGGCGATATCATCGACTACGACCGGGTGGAGGAAACCATCCGGCAGGCCGCCCGGGATTATCGCATGGAAACGCTGGGCCTTGACCCGGCGCTGTCCTGGACGCTGTCGCAGCGGCTGATGCAGGCCGGCGAAGGAGAGCGGCCCCTGGAGGTCATTGAGATCCCTCAGACCATGATGGGCATGTCCCCGGGCATGAAGGAGGTGGAGCGGCTGCTGCGCAAGCATGAGATGCTCCACGAGCACAACACCTGCGCCCGCTGGTGCTTTGGCAATGTACGCTGCGCCACCGACGGCAATGAGAACACAAAGCCCATGAAAAACCGAAGCCCGGGGCGGATCGATATCACGGTTGCCTGGATCATCGCCATGGCGGCCGCACTGATCAAGCTGCGCAGCGGCCCTGGCTTTGATACCGCCAAGCTGGAGGAGGATTGGAGCCTATGACTGAAAAACCGTATGACATGGAAAGGATCGCCCGCCGTGAGGCGCGGAGGCGGGCAAGAGGAAAAGCGGCGCGCGTGCTGGGGACCTACCTGGACGATCTGCTGGCCGTAGCCGCAGGAGGGTGCCTGATCACAGCGGCCGCACTGGCCGTGGGCGCCGCCGCAGCCTTCGGCGTGGCGGGCGTCTGCCTGGGCGCTTATGCTCGGATCGTCGCCCGGGGGAGAAAGGGGTAAGCCATGCTTTTGTCCAACAGCATCCGAGCGAGGCCCAAGGCCAGCGCATCCTACCAGGAGATTGCTTGGGACGACGTGCAGACATGGTTCCGCACGGTGTTCTTCTCCGGCGAGGAGTACCCGGACAGCCGGACGGGAGCGGAGCGGCTGTCTCCCATCGCGGCGGCACACCGCATCTATACGGGGGCCATGAGCGTGCTGCCGTACAGCCTGTACCAAAAGAACGGAGACGCCCGCATTCCGCAGTCGGACCAGGCGCTGGACTACCTGCTGAAGGTTCGGGCCAACGAGCGCATGAGCCCGGCTCTGTGCAAGAAGATCATCGCATCCAACGCTTTCTGGCATGGGACCGGGTACGGCTGGATCGTCCGGGACGGGCTGGGACGCATTACGGACCTCATCCCGCTGGACGCCTCCACCTGCCGTATCCGATGGGACGGGGAGGCGAGGCACTACTGGTATGACTTCACGGTGGACGAGCTCTCCATCACTCTGGCGCCGTCCCAGCTCGTGATCGTGTTTTTCGATAGCTACGACGGAGTCCACGGCCGGGGCGTGCTGGACCTGGCCCGGGAGACCATCAAGGCTGACGGCTCGGCCCAGATGTACGGCCGTAAGTTCTATCAAAACGGAGCCCGAATGAGCGGTATCGTCGAAGTGGACGCCGATCTGGGGAAAGACGGCCGGGAGAGGATCAAGAAGGAATTTACCCGGTATGCGGCCGGGGCGGAGGACGCCTTCAAGGTGGCAGTGCTCACCCGTGGTTACAAGTATACCCCCATGGGCCTGAGCCAGAAGGACAGCCAGTATATCGAGAGCCGAAGCTTTTCCGTAGAGGAGGTATCCCGCTTTACCGGCATCCCAGCCTATATGCTCCAGACGGGAAAGCAAAGCTACCAATCCAATGAGCAGCAGCAGCTTGACTTTGTTGAGAACACTCTGTTGCCCCATGTGACGGCATGGGAGCAGGAAATGAGCTACAAGTTGATTGGCGGGCGTCGTCAGGAGCAGGGCTGGTATCTGCGGGCTAACGTGGGGGTACTGCTGCGGGGCGACAATGAGAGTCGAAGCCGCTTTTATGAAAAGATGATTCAAAACTCTGTGTACTGCCCGGATGACTGCCGGGCTTTTGAGGAGAAGGACCCAATCCCAGGTGGGCTGGGACAGAAGTTCCTGGCAACCAAGAACCTGGCATCCCTGGAAGCCGTGGTAAACGGCACAGCAGGGGAGCCGGTCAAGCCGTAAGGCTGTCCGCGGCCGTGCAAAGGCGCGTCCGCTTCCACCTCCGGGCGAACCCGCCCGCGATTTTTCCCCCGCGGCCCGCCGCGGGCAGCACCAGATCAGAAAGGAGAGATGCTTATGGATATCCCCCTCAGAGGCGAATTGTGGGACAACGACAGCACAGACATCCTGCGCTGGTGGGGTTGGCGGGACATTACCGCCCCCATGGACGTGGCACAGGCGCTGGAGCAGGCCGACGGAGAGGAGGTCACGCTGCTCATTAACAGCCCGGGCGGATCGATGGCTGTTGGCAACGAGATCCGCTCCATGCTGCGCCGGTATCCCGGCAGGACCCGGGCCCTGTTCCAGGGCTACGGCGCATCGGCGGCCACCCTGGCCGCGGCCGGATGCCGTGAGATTCAGAGTGAGCCAGGCGCCCTACTGTGCTACCATAACCCAATCGGGGAGCAGGACGGGGATTACAGGGATATGGAGCTTGCGGCTGAGGGTCTCAAAAACGCCCGGGACTGCGTACTGGAGGTCTATACGGCCCGAAAAGGCTGCAAACCCCGGGAGGACCTGATGGAGCTGATGGACAAAGACATCTGGATCAGCCCCACCCAGGCGCTGGAGTATGGACTGATCGACGGGATCGTGCCCCTGGAAGGGGAGGAACCGCCGGGGCCGGGGACCATGCTGGCCGCCGCCGGGCGGCAGATCCGCCTGACCGCTGCCATGCGGCAGCAGTACCGAGAGCATGTGGCGGCGCTTCGGGCCGCCGAACAAGACAAGGCAGTATGCGCCCAGGCCCTGGCCCGGGTGCTTGCAGAAATGTGAAAGGAGCCGAGAACTATGGACTTTATCCAGAAGATCAACGACCTGCGGGCCCAGAAGGCGGACCTGCTGGCCAAAGCCGAGACCTTTGCCCAGGAGGGCAACACGGAGGAGATCAACAAGATCAGTGACCAGATGAAGGGCATCAACGCCTCCATCGCCAGCTACGAGGCCCTGGCGGAGGAAAGCCGCAGAAACGCGAACCCCATCGACCCTTCTGACCCCAAGGATGAAACGGGCGTCACCCCAAAGGATGAGAGAAAGGCCCCCTGCCCCTTTACCAGCCTGGGCGAGCAGCTCCAGGCCATCTACAAGCAGCAGAGCCAGGGTATCCAGGATAAGCGGTTGGCCATCGTGCAGGACGCAGCCAAGGGGGCCAACGAGGGCGTGGGCTCCGAAGGCGGCTTTGCCGTGCAGGAGGACTTTGCCGGGCAGATCCTGGCGAGCGCCGTGCAGAACAGCCCCCTGCTCCAGCGGCTGGACAGCTATACGGTAGGCGCGGCCTCCAACTCCGCCCGCTGGCTGCAGGTGGACGAGACCGACGTGTCCAAGTCGGTGTTCGGCGGCATCCAGATGTACTGGGTCAGCGAGGCCCACACCGTCGCATCCAGCAAGCCCAAATTCCGGGAGGTGCGCATGGATCTGGAGAAGATGATGGGCCTGGCCTACGCCACCGACGAGCTGCTCCAGGACGCTCCCTTTATGACCGGATTCTTCGGAAATGCGTTCTCCCTGGCGGCCGACCGGCTGATGACCGAAGGGGTGATCTCCGGCGACGGCGCGGGGAAGATGACCGGTATCCTCAAGTCCGACGCGCTCATCACCGTGGCTAAGACCACCGGACAGACCGCGGGCACCTTCACCGGCGATAACGCCATCAAAATGCTGGCGCGGTCCATGCCCCGGAACCGGGACCGGCTGGTGTGGGTCATGCACCCCGATCTGGAGGAACAGCTCCCCTACCTGTCCATCACCAGCGGCGGCGAGACCAAGTTCCTCTGGAATCCCGAAGGCGGCCTGGGCAACTTTGACACGCAGCGGGTGCTCAACAAGCCGGTGCTGTTTGAGGATAGCTGCAGCGCCCTGGGCTCGGCGGGCGATATCCTGCTGATCGACCCCAAGGAGTACATGCTGCTGCGCAAGGGCACGGCCAAGCAGGACTGGTCCATCCACGTGGAGTTCCTCACCGACCAGCAGTGCTTCCGCTTTGTCTTCCGGTGCAACGGCGCGCCCAAGATCAACAGCCCCATGACCATCAAAAACAGCTCCAAGACCCGCAGCCCCTTTGTCACGCTGGCGGCCCGGACCTGATGGAAAGGAGAATTTGAAATGAATCGAATTTTTGAGCGCATTTCCACCGTCTGCTGCCTGGCGCCCGCCTCGGTGTCCGCCAGCACGGAGACCGCGACCGACTACGTCGCCGCCAAAGGAATCTCGTCCATTGACTTTCACATCCTGCTGGCCAGTCTGGCCAGCGGGAAGAAGCTGACCGTGGCCCTGTATTCCGCAGATGACAACTCCGGGACCAACGCCAAAAAGGTGGCCGAGACCAGCTTTACCGCGGCGGAGACCATGAGCAAGGTGGCCGCCGTGGTCTCCGCCGAAGTGGACGCCCCCTATTACTGCGTCAAGTTCCAGCATGATTCCGCCTCCGCCGTGATCTGCTCCGCCGTGTGCAACTGCCGCGGCATGTATACGCCGGCGCCGGGCTGGACCCTGCTGGCGTGACCGGCCCGGAAAGGACGTGAGCCTATGGCGCTGGATGCTTCGGCCCTGGTGCCGGATGAGGCGAGGATGCTCTCTCTGAGAGCCTACCTGCACGTGACCTGGACGGAGGACGACGAGCGTATCATGGGAGACTATGCCTCCGCCGTGGCCTATCTCTACTATGCGGATGTTCCGCCACGGGCAGGCGACCCAGTATATAGCGCCGCTTACGATCAGGTGGTCAATGGTTTGGTGCTCCAGGCGTTCGATCCTGCTTTCAGCGACAAGGAAACCGGCGTCGGGAGGGCGCTGGACATGGGCATCCGCATGAAGCTGAATCAACTTAAGTCCATGCCGACAGCTACCGTTGAGGCGGAAGGCGGTGAGGGATCGTGATCGACGAGCGCGGACTCCGGTACCCGGTGCGCATCCTGACACCGGGCGCCGGAGCGCTGGCCGGGATGTGGGTCCCCCTGCGGCGGGCCTGGGCGGCTGCAGAGGAAAGCGCACAGAGGACGATCTTCTCCTCCGTCGGACTGGCCGCCCGGACTATCCTGTTTACCCTGAGACGGCAGAGCCTGTCCCCGGGCGATATCATCGAGCTGGGCGGGCAATGGCACTATGTGACCGAGCTGAATCCGAAGGAGCGGATCTTCTTGCAGGCCACCACGGCAGTGGTGACTCCGGTGGAGTGCCGGGCGGACGTCCACAAGACGGCTCCCGGCATGGCCTTTCAGGGCATTCTGACCGAAAAATACCTGCGCTATGAGCAGGAGAAGCCCATGGCGACCAATACCCTGACCTATGTGCTGGTGACGCCGAAGGCGGTGGAGCTGACGCGGGGCGGGCTGGTGGAGGTGGCCGGAGAGCCGCATGTGGTACAGGTCGCCCACACCCTGGACCCGGCGAAGAATGAGTACGAGCTCTGGCGAAAGAAGGACCTGTGATGGGACTTGAATACGGGGAGTTCAGCCGTTTTTTTGATGGGTGGCAGCATGTGATATCCGAAGTCAAGGACGCCAAGAGGCTGGCCCTAGAAGAAATGGGTAAGGCCGCCAAGGCAGAAGTTGATCGTCAGATCATCCAGAGAGGCGTGCGTGACGACCGATATCATGTGCGGAATTGGCAGCGCTATCGGGTAGGCTCGGGAGGCGGGTATGTCGCGGTATCTCCTGTGTCCGAAAAGGTATCAGGGAAAACAGCCTCAAGTAAGCTGATCACAAAATACCTGGAAAAGGGGCATCCCATCCGCCCACCATCGGGACGAGATAAACGATACCGACCAAGAGTTAATATTGAAAAAGTGGTATGGGGCTCAAGAGATTTCATTGTTCCGGGCCGGCAGTTCTACTCGTTTTCAAAACTCAGAGTCGAAGAACTGGCCATGCGGGCAGCCGAGAAGGTGCTAGTCCGGTTGGAAAACTTATTTGACCTTTAAGGAGGATTCCAATGCTCAACATAAATGATGTTGTAGAGGCGCTGGCTGGGATGATCGGGGAATATTTCCCGGACGAAACCGTCTACCAGAACAGAATCCCGACCGATTTTGTCCGTCCGTCTTTTCTGGTAGAGGCTGGCGCTGTTCAGATGTCTGACGCAAGTTCTGAGTGCGTGGATATTAATGCTCAATTTGTAGTGACAACGTTCGTGGAGACCGACGAATACTACAACAGCCACATCCCTGAGCTAAGGCGGCGCATGATGGCCGTGCAGGAGCTGCTTGCAGTCGGATACCTTAAGGTTGGGGGCCGGTATCTGCATATTTCAGGGAACATGGGGGAGCCGTTCTTTGACTATGCGGAGATCAAGCTGACCCTAAGCTATCAGGACGACCGGCCCGGCGGGGAGGACTGGCCCCTGATGGGCGAAGTAAATGTCAATATGAAGGGAGAATCATGATATGGGACTGCCCAATATCAACATTGCATTCCAATCCACGGCGGCCAGCGCCGTGCAGCGCTCGGAAAAGGGCGTGGTGGCCCTGATCCTGAAGGACGCCAAAGAAAACGGCGGACACGCCTACACCAACGTCACACAGGTCCCGAGCACGCTGGGCGCTGCCAATCAGGCGTATGTTCAGCAGGCTTTTCTGGGTTACGTGAATCCGCCCCGGAAGGTGCTGGTCTATGTGCTGCCGGCGGAAGCGGAGGCGCTGACCGACGCCCTGAGCTGGCTGGCCACCCAGGTATTCGATTATCTGGCCGGTCCCCCGAATTGCAGCGAGCCGGAGGCAACGGCCATTTCGACCTGGATTGCCAGCCGGAGGACCAACGACGCGGCCATCTGCAAGGCGGTGCTGCCCAATCAGGCGGCGGACAGCGAGGCCATCGTCAACTTTACCACGGACGACATCCTGGTGGGGAGCAGCAAGTATACCACGGCGCAGTATTGCGCCCGGATCGCGGGACTGATCGCCGGGACGCCCATGACCATCTCCTGCACCTACGCGCCGCTGGCGGAGGTGTCGGACATCGGGCGCCTGACCAGGGCGGAGATGGATGCGGCCATCAACGCGGGCAAGTTCATCCTCTTCCACGACGGGGAGAAGGTCAAGGTGGGCCGGGGCGTCAACTCCCTGCAGACCACCACGCAGGACAAGGGTGACGCCTGGAAGAAAATCAAGCTGGTGGAAGTCATGGACATGATCCAGACGGACATCCGCACCACGGCCCAGGACTCCTACATCGGCAAGTACGCCAACAGCTATGACAACAAGTGCCTGCTGATCTCCGCCATCAAGGGTTACCTGACATCGCTGGAGCAGGCCGGCATCCTGCGGGCGGGCAGCTCCAGCGTCGGCATCGACACGGCGGCCCAGGAGGCGTACCTCCAGAGCACCGGCGTGGACACCTCCAAGCTGAGCGAGCAGGAGATCAAGGAGGCCAACACCGGGGACAAGGTGTTCCTGCAGGCATCCATCCAGATCCTGGACGCCATCGAGGACATCAACCTGAATATCACGATCTGAGGAGGAATGGACTATGGACAGCGCAAAACGAGTGGTATCCGGCACCTGGGGTGAGGTGTGGCTGGACGGCGATAAGGTGTCCGAGTGCTACGGGCTCCAGGCCAAGGCGAGTTTCAACAAGGAGGATATCGCCCTGTGCGGGCAGATGGCCTCGGACAAAAAGGTGACGAGCATCGACTGCACCGGCTCCCTCCGGCTGCACAAGGTCACCTCCCGCATGGCACAGGCCATCGGGGAGAACATCCGCAACGGACGGGACGTGCGCTTTACCATCGTGAGCAAGCTGAAGGACCCGGACGCTTACGGCGCGGAGCGGGTGGTGCTGCGCAACGTGAGCTTCGACGACCTGACCCTGGCGGACTGGGAGGCCAAGAGCGTGGGCAAGGTGGAGTGCCCCTTTACCTTCACCGACTACGAGTTCCTGGACGTCATCGAGGCATGAGAAAAGCCGCCCTGACGGGCGGCAATTGACAAAGCGCGGCGCATCCGGTAGAATGACCGTGGCGCTGTTGCAAAATGGCGGTTAGCCACTCCCTTGCGAAAGGGGGTGATGCTGGAATGGGGCACCTGGGAAAGCAATTTCTGCGGGTCTGCGTGTGTCTGGCCCTTGTGGCCTACATACTCTCCATAAAAGCGTGTTGACCGCTCGGCTGGCTCCCGAACGGTCAACTTAGGTTGATCTGAGGTTGGGCTAACCGTCTTGCGGCAGCGCCCTTTTTAAGGCCATTATACCGGCAAGCCCCCGCTTTGTCAAGAAGGACAGAGCGGGGGCTTTTCGCGTCCCCGGGAAAGGACCATATATGAGCGAGCATACAACCATGATCCCCGCGGAAGGCGCTGGGGAGAAGCCGAGTATCCTGGAGCTGCTGCTGAAGCCGGAGATCCCCAATGTGCAGAAGCAGCTCCCAACCAGGTCTTACAAGGTCAAGCGGCTGAGCGAGCTGTGCGGGCAGGAAGTGGTATTCACGCTGCGGGCCCTGCCCTATGGGAAGGTGTCTGAACTGAAGGAGAGCCGGTCGGACGACGGGGACGTCCACATCCTGCTGGCGGGGGTGGTGGAGCCAAACCTGAAGGACCCGGCGCTGCAGGCCAAGTTCGGCGGAGCGACGCCGGCGGAGACGGTCAAGGCCATGCTTTTGCCCGGCGAGATCGAGGACCTCAGCCTAGCGGTGGAGAAGCTGTGCGGCTACCGGGCCATCACCATTGAAGAGATAAAAAACGCCTAGAGGACGGCAGCGACCCGGAGCTGGGTCTCGTGTACTGGCTCTTCCGCGTGAAGGGCTGGACCCCGGGGGACTACGCCCGGATGTCCCCCGGGGAGCGGGATCTGGTCCTGGCGCTGGCGTCCTACGAGGCGGAGCACGGCCCGCCGCCGGGCTGCCCCTTCCTGCGGCCCCGGGCATGAAAAAGCCGCCCCGGAGAGGGGCGGCGGAGCTATTCTTCTTTGGGCGGGAAGCTGGCCCAGATAGCCCAAACAAGGGAAATTAGAGCGGCAAACCCCATGAGTCCATCATAAGAAGACATGCAACCGACAAAACCGAAAAATAACGCAATGACCAGAGCGTAGATCGCCAAGACCCAGATAACTAGAAGATGATCATGACTCACAACCCGGAAATCGGCTAGAAATCGTTTCACATCAAACCCCTCCGATGTAATTATATCAAGTTTTCCACAGAAGTCAACTGGAGGTGAGCCTATGCCGCAAGACGGCATCAATATCTATATGTCCCTGATCGACAAGGTGTCGTCGCCCCTGGGCGGTATCGGGAAAAAGACGAAGGCGTTCAGTAAGGAGCTTCAGGAGCTGGAGCAGAAGACGGCTGCATATTCGAAGACACAGGATAAGCTGTCCAAGGAGACCACGGACTACCGGAAGAAGCTGGAACAGGCCAACCTGACGGTCCAAACGGCAAAAAAGGAGTTAAAACAATACAAAGACGAGGCCCACAAGGGTGCATTGGATAAGGCTATTGAGGAACAGGAGGAATACAAGCGAAAGCTCCGGGAGTCTGAGGCAGCTATGAAGAGTAACTACAAGGCGCTGGGCTCCCTGATGGACCAGCAGCGGAAGGCCGGTAATCAGGGAGGGAGCGAAACTGCCACACTCAGGAAGAAACTGGGAGACTCCGGGATTCTGAAAATGTTGAGCGGCTCAGCGGCCAGCGCGGCCAGCATAGTTTTGAGCAGCGCCATCGGAGAGCCAGAGGCCCGATTGGTAGCCAGCACCATTGGCGGAGCCCTGGAGGGGGCCGCCTCCGGCGCTCTCATGGGCTCGGTGCTTGGCGTGCCCGGTGTGGCTGCGGGAGCGGCTATTGGGGGAATATCCGGGCTCATCTCCGGAGGAACAGAGATATGGGGAGCCCGCGACAACGCCTTCAAGAGCTACGTGCAGGAGGCAGCAGAAAGCCAGCTCGCCCAGCGGGACAGCGACATCACCAGCGGTTCCTCCATCGCGGCCAGGCGGGAAACGGACCTGATCTCCTTCTCCACCCTGTTCAAGGACCGGAGCGTAGCGAAAGGCTACCTGGAAGAGCTGGTCACTATGGCGAACACCACGCCGTTCCTCTACGATGACCTGACGGCCATGAGCAAGACGCTGGCCACCTATGGCTACGGGGCGGAAGGCATCCTTCCCGTGCTGCGGACCATCGGGGACACCGGCGCAGCCCTCAGCATGTCCACCAGCGATATGACTATGGTAGCCCAGGCGCTGGGGCGCATGAAGTCCAGCGACAAGACGACCCTGGAATACCTCAACATCCTCAATGACCGTGGCATCGGCGCGGTAGGGATGCTGGCCGAGGCGAAGGGAAAGAGCCAGGGAGAGATCTACGATATGATCTCCAAAGGACAGATCGCCGGAACGGAGGCCGTGGAGATCATCCTGCAGGCCCTGACGGACAGCTTTGCGGGCTCCATGAGTGAGCAGAGCAGGACCTTCTCCGGCCTGAGCTCCACCCTGGAGGGCATGGAGCAGGAGATGCAGAACGCCTACGGTGAGGGCTACAACGAGGCCCGAAACAAGGGCTTGCAGGACCAGATCGACTGGCTGTCCGGGACCAGCGGGGACGCGCAGGAGGAAGCCAACCGGGCCATCGGGGCCTGGCAGGCCAGCCTGGAGAACGCCAAGGAGCAGTATATCCGGGACGCGGTGGACGCAGCCATGGCCAGCGACGACTACCAGAAGGCCAAGGCGGCGGACGACGCCGCCGAGATGGGACGCATCCTCATGCAGGCTAAAGTAAAGGGCATGAATGAGTATAACGCCAGCGACGGGGCCCAGGAGGCGCTGGCGGCGGAGAAGGCCCTGGTGGATGGAATCCGGGCCGACACCGCCATGAACGAGGACTACTGGGACGCCGGTTATGAGCGCGGACAGTGGTTCAGTAAGGGGGTTGCCGCAGGGATCGCGGACGGCATAGAGCTAGCCAAGAAGGCCACCGCGATCCGAGACGCCTGGGAGGCCTTTGGCGACGGAGGCAACAACAGCTACTTTGACACAGACCCGGGGAGCTTCGCCGTGGGCCTGAACCGGGTGCCCTACGACAACTTCCCGGCGCTGCTCCACGAGGGGGAGCGGGTGCTGACGGCGTCCCAGGCCCGGGCGGAAGAGCGGGGCGGTCCAACCGTGCAGGTAACGGTGACCGGCAACAGCTTCTATGGTTCGGACGCGGCTATGGAGGACCGGGTGGCGCAGAAGGTGGCCCGCGAGGTGGCCCGTGCGGTCCAACTGGGGGGATAAGCTATGCCACGTCAATTCATTTTCAAGGACACGGAGACGGGCCGGGAGCTGGTGCTGCCGGTGACGCCAAAGGGCTATGACATCGAGCACGGCCGGAAGGCCAACAGCATCTCCATGCAACAGGTGGGGGACGTGAATCTGCCCGGCCTGCCGGTGCTGCTGGACACCGAGCTGGAGTGCCTGCTTCCGGCCCAGGCCTATCCCTTCCTCCAGCCGGGGGCGGGAACCAATCCATGGGTCTATCTGGAGCAGCTGGAGAAGTGGAGCGACGCGGGGACGGTGCTCCGCTTCGTGGTGTCCGGAACGCCGGTCAACGCGGCGGTGCTCCTGGACCCCATCCGCTACCGGGAGCAGGACGGCACGGGAGACCTGTACTGCACCATACCCCTGCGGGGCTATCGGGCGCTGGAGGCGGACACGGTGCAATCCAGCCAGACTGGGAACGCCAACCGGAGCGCCGAGGCGGAGCCGGAGCGGTCGGACACCTACACGGTACAGGCGGGGGACACCCTGGGCGCCATCTGCCGGCGGTTTTACGGGGACTTTTCCCTCTACGGCCGGCTGGCGGCGGCCAACGGCATCGCCAACCCGGACCTCATCCATCCGGGCCAGGTGCTGCGGCTGCCCGCCCGGGAGGAGCTGCCGGCGGCGGCCGCGCCGTCCCGGTCCCGGCAGGCAGCCACGGCGACCAAGACCCGCTACGACGATAACGACCGGCGGTGGAGGGTGCAGCTTTCCAAGGAGGACGCGGTGCAGGTCGCCAATCACTCGGACTTCAAGAAGGCGTTCGATTCCGCGAAGTCCCACCTGAACGGGGGAGGGATACTCGGTGGCCAGTGAGGACCTGAGACTGCTGCTGACGCCGCCGGGGGGCGGGACGCGGGGGGCTACGGCGCTGTGCCAGAGCTTCACCTGGGGCGGCAGCTATGACCAGGCGGCCCGGACGCTGGATTTTCCGCTGCCGTGCAGCAGCGAGGACGGGCGGCTGCCTGCCCTAGACTGCCCGCCGGGCAGCCGGGTCCAGTTTTATCGGGGCGGTGAGCCGCTCTTTGACGGCTTTGTCTTCTCCCGGCAGCGGGACACCCTGTCCAACACCGTGGAGATCTCCTGCGCGGACCGGGGGCTGTTCCTCAAGCGGAATCAGGCGTCTTACAAATTCCGCAACCAGACCCCGGAGGCCATTACAAAGCGGGTCGCGGCCGACTTCGGGATCGCGGTAGGCCGCCTGGCCCAGACGGGGCAGGCAATCAGCCGGAACTTCCCCGGCGTGAGCCTCTACCAGATCATCCAGACGGCCTACACCCTGGCCGCCGCCGCCACCGGGGGCCGGTATCTGGTACGGTTCCGGGGCGAGGCCCTGGAGGCCATTGAGAAAAAGCAGGGGGATGAGACCCTGGTGATCCGGCCCGGAGCCAACCTCATCCGCCTGACCGCCACGGACAGCATCGAACGCCTGGTCAACCGGGTGCAGATCCTGGACAAGAACGGCACGGCCAGGGGAGGCCCGATCCAGGACGGGGCCTCGGTCACCCGGTACGGGGTGTTTCAGAGCACCATCACGGAGAGCCGCGGAAAGGACGCCAGTGCCGAGGCGAGGAAGCTGCTGGAGGACAACGCCCCGGAGCAGAAGATCACGGTGCAGGTGCGGGGCAATCCGGCCCTGATCGCCGGGAGCTGCGTGGTGCTTCAGGAGCCGGTGACAGGGCTGTACGGCCTGTGCTGGATCGACAGCGACACCCACATCTGGAAGGGTGGGACGTACACCACAAAATTAGTGCTTAATTTCCGCAGCCTCATGGACGAGCGGGAGGCAGGGAAACTGCCGGATGCTTAGGGGGCGCCCCGGGAAGCCGCGGATCGGCTTTCGGGGGAGAGGACGAACAACGAAATGGAGCGGACGCCCGCAAATGAGCGGGCGAAGCGGAATGGAGTTTGTGAGGACGATATGGAAGGGAATCCATACATGGAACTGGCAAAGGCTTTGCAGGGAGACGGCGGCGGGGCCGGAGGGCTCTGCCTTGGAACGGTGAGCTCCTGGCCCAGCCGGGAGGCCCCCGAACAGCCTTGCCGGGTGGTGGCCGAAGGAACCACACAGGAGCGGGAGGACCTGCTGGCCGCGCCGGAGTTGCTGCCCTATGGCCTGGGGGCGGGGGACCTGGTGGTGCTGCTCCCCATCGAGGAGGCGCAGCGCTATATCATCCTATGTAAGGCGGTGAGCGTATGAGCCGGGAGCTTTTTCCGGTGGTGCAGCCGGAGGCGGCCCCGGTGGAGACGGAGCTGCCGCTGTGCCGGGAGGTCCAATGGGACTATGAGCGAAACCTACCGGTATTCCGGCAGGGGGAGCCGGTGACGGTAGAGGGGGCCAAGGCGGTGGCGGTGTGGGCCTGGCTGGCCCTGCACACCCCGCGGTTCCGGCATGAGATCTACTCCTGGGCCTTTGGAACGGAGCTGGAGAACCTGATCGGCCAGCCCTACACCGAGGCTCTGAAGCAGGCGGAGGCCCAGCGCTATGTGCGGGAGGCGCTGGAGATCAATCCATACATCAGCGGCGTGGATGCGGTCACGGTGGATTTTGCCGACGGCGCACTGTCCATCGCCTGCACGGTCCGCACGGTATACGGCACGAGAGAGGTGAGCGCAGTTGTTTGAGTCGATCACACCTGAGAGCATCAAGGCGGCCATCTTGGCCGAGGCGGGAGACAGCCTGGAGACCCGGGAGGGGAGCTTTCTGGACTCCATGGCGGGCCCGGCGGCGGTGGAGATCTGGAAGGTCTACCAGGCCATGAACGCGGTGATCTCCATCGCCTTCCCGGATGAAAGCGCCGGCGGGTATCTGGATCTGGAGGGGGCCAAATACGGCATCACGCGAAAGCCAGGCACCAGGGCCCGCTGCACCATGACCCTGACCGGCACGGCAGGGTCCACGATACCGGCGGGGACGGTTTTTCTCACCCTGGAGGGGCTGGAATTTGCCCTGCTGGAGGACGTCCTGCTCACCGGCGGGAGCGACACGGGCACGGCGGAGGCCACAGAGATCGGAAGCGCGTACAACGTGGAGGCCGGAGCCATCACCCGGATGGTGACGACTATGACGGCTCTGTCCGCCTGGACCAACGCTTCCGCCACCGGCGGCACGGACCAGGAGAGCGACGCGGCGCTGTACGAGCGCATCCGGGACTTCCGCAGCCGTCAGGCCACCTCCGGCAATGCCTATCACTATGAGCAGTGGGCCATGGAGGTGGCGGGCGTGGGCGGCGCGAAGATCTTCCCGCTCTGGAATGGGGCGGGCACGGTGAAGGTGGTGCTGGTGGACGCCGACATGGAGCCCGCCTCCTCGGAGATCGTAGCGGCTGCGGCGGCCCACATCGAAGAGGAACGGCCCATTGGGGCCACCGTCACGGTGGCCGCCGCCCAAAGCCTGCCCATCCACGTCGCCGCCAAGCTCACCCTGGACGGCAGTACGACCCTGCCAGAGGTAAAGGCGGTCTTTGCATCCGAGCTGGACGCCTATCTCAAGACGCTGGCCTTCCGGACCAGCATCCTGCGGTATAACCAGGTGGCTTACCTTCTCTTGAGCCTTCCCGGTGTGCTGGACTTTACCAGCCTGACCCTGAACGGCGGGACCGGGAACGTGAGCATCGGGGCCGAGCAGGTGCCGGCATTGGGGGAGGTGACCCTGACATGAGCCGGGAGCTGATCGCCTATCTGCCGGACTTTTACGCCGGGAGCCCCCAGGTGTCGGCCCTTCAGGGTGCGCTGGACCGGCAGACGCAGGCGCTGTGGACGGCGGAGGGCGGGCTGATCGACCAGCTTGACGTCTCCAAGGCAACCTGGGGCCTGGCCTATTGGGAGAAATCCCTGGGGCTGGAGACAGACCTGGAACGGCCGGATGAGTACCGCCGCACCCGCATCCTGTCCAAGCTGAGGGGGCAGGGAACTACCACCGTGGCCATGATCCAGAACGTGGCGGAGAGCTTCTCCAACGGGGCGGTGGATGTGCTGGAATACCCGGCGGAGTACCGTTTCGAGATCAAATTTACCGGAACGCTGGGCATCCCGCCCAACCTGGACGACCTGACCGCCGCCATTGAAGAAATCAAGCCGGCCCATCTGGCTTACGATTACGTCATCATCTATCGGACCTGGGGCGATGTGAAGGGCTACACCTGGAGCCGGCTAAAAAGCCGCACCTGGGCCGACGTGCGAGGGGGGACCATCTCATGAAAGAAACGACCAATTATAAACTGAAGAAATATGAGGACGCGGACTACGCCGATCCGTCCCAGGCAATGAATCCCAACATGGACGCCATTGACGCCGCGCTGAAGGCGCTGGAGGATGGGAAAGCCTCTCTCGGGGAGGACGGAACGATTCCGGCGGAACAGTTGCCGGACCTGGACTACGAGCCCCCGCTGAGGGACAATGCGGCCAAGGCCACGCCGGCGGATGGGGACAGCCTCCCGCTGGTGGACAGCGCGGACGGCGGCAAGACCAAGCGGGTGCTGTGGAGCCGGATCAAGGCCGTGCTGAAGACCTATTTTGACCCGATTTACGCGGCGGCCGCCCACAGTCACGCCTGGAGCACCATCACCGGAAAGCCGTCCTCTTTTACGCCTTCCGCCCACGCATCCACACACGGCAGCAGCGGGTCCGATCCCATCACGCCGGCGGCCATAGGGGCGGCTGCTTCGGCCCATAAGCATGGGGCCGGGGACATCAACAGCGGGACGCTGGATGCGGCCCGACTGCCCACGGTGCCGGTGACCAGGGGCGGCACAGGGGCGACTACCGCGGCGGCGGCCCGTACCAATCTGGGAGCGGCGCCAGCCTACAGCTATGGCACCGAGGACCTGACGGCGGGGAGCTCCGCCCTGGCGACAGGGACGCTGCATTTTGTGTACGAATAGGGGCGATACGGATGTACAGAGGAACAACGCCGACACTCATTTTTACGTTGCCCTTTGCATGTGAGAAGATCGACACATGCAGCATCGCGTTTGCGCAGCGGGAGCCCCGGTACGGAGTGCAGACCCAGGTGGTGCTGGAGAAAGCACTTACGGACTGCGTGGCCACGGAAAACGATCTGAGCCTGACGCTATCCGAGGAGGACACCCTGAAACTGGACAGCAGCCAGGACGTTGAGATCCAACTCCGGGTGCGGTGCGGCGCAGTGTCCATGGCGAGCGAGATCTTCCGGACACCCGTTGGCCGCATCCTGAAGGACGGGAGGCTGCCATGAAAATCGACATCGCGTTTCAGGACATCAGTCAAGCCTTTCCCGTGGAAATGAAAGGCTCGGGCGACACAGAACTCGGCGCCGCGCTGCGCGATGTGGTTCAGGTCCCGTCCGAGCAAGACCACGCAAAGCTGAAAAACCGGGACGCGCCCGAGCAGCATCCAATTGCCGCCATTGCCTCACTGAAGGAAACGCTGGAGGGAAAGCTGGAGAGCGGCGGTTTTCTCAGCAATCTGGAGATCCAAAAAATACTGGAGACTTAGGAGGGGATCAGCATGGCAACGGAAAAAGCAGTGGGCCAGAACGGGCTGCTGTACTTCTGGCAGAATCTCAAGGTGAAGTTGGCCGGTAAGGTGGACAAGGTGGACGGCAAGGGCTTGTCCGCCAACGACTACACCAACACGGAGAAGGCCAAGCTGGCCGGGATCGCGGAAGGGGCCAACAAGACTACCGTGGAGGACAGTCTGACTTCCGCCAGCACGGCGAATGCTTTGTCCGCCAACCAGGGCAAGGTCCTGGATGGGAAGATCAAGGCCCTGAGCGACAACATGGGCGCGCTGGGCTACGGCGATATGATGAAGGCCGCCTATGACGCAGACAACGATGGAGTGGTGGACAATGCCGCCCAGCTCGGCGGACAGGCGCCCAGCCATTACGGAAAGGCGGACGGCACCAACATCAAGCCCGCCTTCACAACTGCTTCCTCCCGGGTGAACATCGCCACAGGCGAGGCGCTGACGGTCATCCTGGGCAAGATCGCAAAGTTTTTTGCGGACCTGAAACCAGTGGCCTTTACCGGAAACTACAGTGACCTTTCCGGCAAGCCAGCAATCCCGACGGTGACCAATGACCTGACGGACACGCTGAAATCTCACTATGACGCCGCCTACACCCACAGCCAGGCGGCCCACGCACCCGCCGGCGCACAGGCCAACGTGATTGAAGCCATCAAGGTCAATGGTGCGGCTCAGACCGTCTCCGGCAAGGCAGTGAACATTACCGTCCCAACCACGGTGGCTGCCCTGTCGGACGCAGGCAGCTATGCCCTCAAAAGCGATCTCGCCAGCGTCTACCGATACAAAGGCAGCGTGGCTTCCTATGCAGATCTGCCGGGCAGCGGCAACACCGTTGGCGACGTGTGGGACGTGGCGGAGGACAACATGAACTACGGCTGGACTGGCCGCGCATGGGACCCACTGGGACAGAGCTTTACGCTGGAGTTTGTGACCAATGCGGAGATCGATGCGATCCTCGCAAGCTGATAAGGGGGAATCACTATGGCGGGAACAACCGATAAGCTGCTCGGGAAAAACGGCCTGCAATACCTGTGGACGCAGCTCAAGGCGTTGCTGGCCGGGAAGGCGGCCGCAGTACACAGCCACAGCGCATCGGATATTACCAGCGGGACGCTCCCCGCATCGCGGGGCGGCACGGGTTACACGGCACTGTCATCGCTGATGAGCGCCATAAACAACCGCACCACCAAGGTCAGTAGCTCCAACACCAGCTACGGGACCTATATGGCCAGGGGCATCGCGGCGGGAACGACCGATCTGACGGCAGGCTCCAGCGCCCTCACCAGCGGGTGCATCTATTTCGTTTATGAGTGAGGTGAGCTGAGATGGCGAAAAAGGCTTATGTCGGCGTAGGTGGTATAGCCCGGAAGATCAAGAAGGGCTATATCGGCATCGGGGGCAAGGCCCGCAAGATCAAGAAAGCATACATCGGCGTTGGCGGCGTGGCGAGACCGTGTTGGAGCGATGGACTTGAATATTACGGTACGGTGGACTCGCTGCTCAATGCCAGCGAGAGCCTGGCTGCGGCATCGACCGGAAGCCACGCCCTGTTCGGCGGTGGGCTACTGACCGGAAGCAGCTCCAACGGAACCGTAACCGCCTACGACAGAAGCCTGACCCGGACACGTCCCGCAGCCTTGAGCGAGGCAAGATACGGCCTAGCCGCGGCGGCGGTCGGCGGCTACGCCCTGTTCGGCGGCGGGCATGGCCCCGTTGGCCCAAGTACGGCTGTAGACGCCTATGACGCAAGCCTCACCCGGTCCGCGCCGTCAGGGCTATCCATAGAAAGAAGATGGTTGGCCGCAGCGGCGGTCGGCGGCTACGCCTTGTTCGGCGGAGGGCAGTTTAGCAGCACTGTCGCAAAAGGCACCGTAGACGCCTATAACGCCAGCCTGACGAGGTCGTCCGCGAGCGCATTGAGCGTGGCGAGATATGATCTGGCGGCGGCCGCAGTCGGCAATTATGCTTTGTTCGGAGGGGGTTGCTGGGAGAAGAACGACGATACGTTTTACAAGTATGCAACCGTAAACGCTTACGACGCCAGCCTGACGAGGTACACGCCGGACGCGTTGAGCGAAAAAACATACAGGCTGGCGGCAACAGCGGTTGGCGGCCACGCCCTGTTCGGAGGAGGGTCTGGGGCTGCCGCTGTGACCGCCTATGACGCCGGCCTGACCCGGACGCTGCCCGGCAGCCTGAGTTATGGAGCGTATGATCTGGCGGCTGTGGCTGTGGGAGATTACGCCTTGTTCGGAGGGGGCTCGGGCTATGTCGATACCGTAAACGCCTATGACGAGAATTTGACCCGAACCATACCAACCGGGCTGAGCAGCGGCAGAACGCGCTTGGCCGCGGCGGCGGTCGGTGGCTACGCCTTGTTCGGCGGCGGAACGTGTGGAACCAAATCGTACAATACGAGCGCCGCAGTGGACGCATATGCGGCATAAATCAGAAAGAGGTATTGAGAATGAGCAGATATGCAATTTGGAACAAAATCGACCCTATTATCACACCTATTGGAGAGGTGCTGACCCCAGAGCAGTGGGTACAGCGCTACCCCGTGGCCGGCGTCGAATCCATTAAAGTGGTGTGCGCCGGCGGCGAGATCAACGGCGCGTTCTTCGGCACATTGGGGCAGATGGTAGAGATATACGGCAAATCTGGCTGCGATTTTTCCAGCTGCGAGACGGACCAGGACAAACTGGCCGCCATCGAAGCCTTTGAGGATGCTGCGAACGCACCGAGCACGGAGCCGACTGCGAATGAAAGAATTGCCGCCGCACTGGAATACCAGGTCATGGCGAGCCTGCCGGACGAGACTGTTTAAGGAGGATGCAAAATGAACTTTGAGACGATCAAGAGAAACTACGACCGCGGCCTGTGGAACGCTGTAATGGTAAAGATGGCTGTCCGCAAGGGCGTCATCACCAAAGAGCAGTACCAGGAGATCACCGGAGAGAGCTACACTTAGGAGACAAGCGGCGCATGCCGCGCAAAAAATATGGACAGGCCAATTTGGCCGGAAAGGAAAAATTATGAACGCTAAGACTTATCTGTGGAACATCTTTGAAGTAGCCCGCGAGGAGCGGACCGACGGCGACCATTTTGAAGGCGATCTGGGCACCGCTGCCGCCTGCTTTGTCAACGGCCTGGGGCCCGGTGGCAAGCAGTATAAGTGCATGGAGGGGCTGGACAAGCTGCCCCTGCTGGCGCAGCTCCAGGAGCCCAAAGACCGGACGGACTTTGTGAACGAGGCCAACCGGCTTATCCAGGCCCACTACGCCGAGCTGACCGCGGCCTTCACGGCGGGCGACCGGGTGGCCTTCGAGGCGATCCTCGATGAGTAAGTACATAGCAGCTCTCCCATTGAGCCGGGTGGAGCGCATCGCCATCGTCGTTACCAGGGGCACAAAGACTCTAGCCCAGGTGGCGGCCGAGGCCCGCAGCGCCCACCCGGACTGCGAGGTGTACGTCCTCAACGGCGGGGTGTACTACGGCGCAAAGGCGGTGATGCACCTGCGCTCGGATGGGTACACCTACGCCGAGGACCCATACAGCTACTGGGGCTACGCCTGGGATGTGGGGCCCGACATCGCCATGGGGCTGGTGCCATGCGGCAAGGCCAATTACATCAACTGTGTAGAGCTGATCCGGCAGGGCACACCCAACCCCAAGCCCCGGTACAACCCGGACATGGGCGGCAGGCGGGGCCGGACGGCCATCGGTATCCGGAACGACTCGCTTGCCCTGTATGTCTCCGGCGACGGCACCTGCGACGCGAGGACCCCGGAGGCTCTGCGGGACGAGTTGGCAGAGCTGGGATGTGAGAGCGCCCTCATGCTGGACGGCGGCGGCTCAAGTCAGTGCGATTTTAACGGCAAGACCATCAAGTCCGACCGCGACGTCCACAACTATGTTGTTGTTTACGTCCGAAAGAATGGGAAGGAGGACAAGCCCGTGGGTAACTATATCGTAACGGCAGAGGTTGGGCTGAACATCCGCAGCGCTCCAGCCAAAACTGCCCCCAAGATGGGCGGGTACAGCTACGGCGCGATGGTGACCGTCCTGGAGCTCCGGGACGGTTGGGCCCAGACGGATCGGGGGTGGGTATATGCGGCCTACCTGCGCCCCGTCGTCCAGGAGGCCGATCGGACCACGGACAACGGCGTCGCCATTCAGCGGGACTACATCGCCAAGGGCCGCAAGAATCGCCCCGGCGGGGTGAACACCCGCAGGTACATCACCATCCACGAGACGGGCAACAAAGCCGCCACGGCGGATGCGGCGGCCCACGGAACATACTTGAAGAGCGACAGCGCCGAGGCGGGTCGGGTGAGCTGGCACTATACCGTGGATGACCACGCCATTGTCCAGCACCTGCCTGACGGTGAGACGGCCTATCACGCCGGGGACGGCGCAGACGGGCCCGGTAACACCACCAGCATTGGCGTCGAGATATGTGTCAACGCGGGCGGTGACTTTGAGGCGGCCAAGCGCAACGCCGCCGCTCTGGTGCGGCTGCTGATGGGTGAGCACGGCATCCCCCTGGACCACGTGGTGCAGCACAACCACTGGAACGGCAAGGACTGCCCCAGGACCATCCGGGGGACCAAGGGGGGCTGGGAGGCATTCCTGGCGCTGTGCGGCAGGGAGAAACCTGACCAAGGCACCGGTATACCCGCCGCCGACTGGGCCGCTACAGCCTGGCAGAAGGCCAAAAACAAGGGCGTACTGGACGGGACCCGGCCTACAGACTCGGTCGCCCGGCAGGAGCTGGCCGTGGTGCTGGACCGGCTTAATTTGATTTGATGGAGGTACATACCATGACAACCAACAAGATCAGCGCGGGCACCATTGCCCGGACCATCATTCTGCTCCTGGCCTTGATTAATCAGTGCCTGAGCATGGCGGGGGTTTCCCCGCTGCCCATCGAGGATGAGCAGGTGGAGACCATCATCACCACGGCCTGGACGGTCATTGCTGCCGTATGGGCGTGGTGGAAAAACAACAGCTTCACCCGGGCCGCCCTGGCGGGAGACGCCCTGAAGAACGAGATTAAGGCCAGGGAGGATTAACGT